TCACTCGCTCTTTGCATGAGCTCTCAACACTGAAAGACAGACTGCTTCGGCCCCGCCGGGGCTGGCTTCCTGTAGGGCGGCATCCACCTCTTGTAAGGTAAAGGGATGCCCTTTTGCCATTGCATGAAGGTCGCCCCTGAATTCCGCCATCAGCGCTACTAATTCATCAAGTGTTGTTTGACCAGCCATATTGATTGCCTCGCGGATGAATCGTGAAAGTAACCTGAGCTTCTGCGCCTGGAGCTGGATCAATCGTCCACTGACTAACGCGGCCATTAAAGGCGTAGTTAACAATGTTTGTTCCATCTGTTGCCGAGATTACAAACGTACGGTCAATCGTACCGTTGTAAGCATCTGCGCGGAGCAAAAGAAGGTTTGTGTCTGCTGGATTCCATGCGGCCACAACCGTCATGGAAGTTGGAGCAGATTGCACTGGGATCTTGTCAGACTGACGCGAGCCAGCAACCGAGAAATTAGCAACCGCATCGTCTTGACCAAAAGCGGGAATTGCTTCCACTGGAACCAAGTTGCCAGAAACAGCGATTGCAGAGGTCGAAGCATAGACGCTAAGGTTAGCGGTAGTTAAAGGAGTGGGCGCAGCCCCCGGCTGGCAATATAGCGAGGCGCTGAAGCCGGGTAAAACTTTATTAGGAAGAGCCATTTTTCACCTCACGAAGGAATGTCTAAAGTTGAATCTAAAACAATCTGGTGTAGCTTGCTGTCATTATCGTATGTGTGGAAAAGCCAATCAACGTCTACTTTTGCCACAAAAAATAAGCCGCCAAATGTTCCCTGATAGCCGTGGAGCGCATCGACAATCTGCTGAGCCTTTGAGTAACAGTTCGCCATCTGCTGAGCAAAGACTGTCGTTTGAAAGACAGGTCGGTCTATACCTTTAACCGATTGAGGCCCTGTATAAACCGGCTGATGAACATCTCTTAGCTGCCAAGTAACAAACGTCGGCTCGGTTGCAAAGTTGCGGTTGAACACAGCATAAACCGGCGTGGGTGTACAAACCGAGGTTAGCTGCGCCTGTATCGCTTGAGCATAAGTAACGGCTGAATTCTGGCCCATCAGACTGCAACCGTTGGTTCGTTACGGTAACAAGTAAACGTCACCCACTGCCGATCATCGTGCTCGTAAACCTCAGCGATCCGCCAAGATTTATCCCGAAAGGAAATGCTGTAAGCCTCTTGAGCATCGGAAATCGTACGCATGTTGGGCGTGTAGTTCACGGTGAACTCAATCATGTTGTCGTACTGACGAAACTTCTCAAGCGTCCGAATGCGGTTATGCACAGACTTGGTTTTTGCTCGCGTCTGAAACCATGCAGTCTCTGTCGTTGTCTGCTCGCCAAGATTGGTAAGCCCAAACGTCAGATTGTTGATGGTGATTTGATCGACGCGTAAAACCATCACATCACCAAAGTGCGGTAGGGTCGCAATAACTGGTCAATCGCCCAGGGAAGCTGATACTGCTTAGCCTCAGATATGGCAGACCGGTTATTGTAGAAATGCGTGAGAAGCATGAGACCAGCTTGCTTAACTACGGGATATTGACCAATGACGCTGCCTTGTAGTGTGTACTGGCAAAGCATCGGAGCGGTCATGTAGGTATTGACGTTATTAGGAACCTCGAAAAGAACTAACTTGTTCCCTGTCGGGTCGTAGTAATACTGACTGCTTGCAATCGTCGTAAGAACCGGAGGGTTTAGGTCGTTGTAATACTTCACCCAATTGATTGTCACGCCGTTCTGCGAGACCTCGGGAAGATCTAGCGAAACCGGAGCCGCCATTAAACCCGAGATTAAATAAGAAGCCTGATACGTCACATTGAAGATTGGAACGCCTAAGTAATCCTCAATTGCCATTCGCGCTGCCAGCTCAAGCTGCGACAAAAACTCGTCTTGCGACTCATCGGCAAACAAATTGAGCTGATTGGTGATTTCGTCGAGCGTAAGCCATTGAGTAACCGGGTCGCGGTTACTCTGAATGACCTTCGAGTAGTTGAACGGGTTACGCGAACCCGCTCCGAAATTACCTTGCAGTTGGCTTGGCATGTTAGGTTCCGATCAAACGAACGCCAGCGGTTACATCACGAACAGTCGAGACCAAACGCTTTTCCGCGTAGATCGTGATTGTCCCAGGCTGCGTCTGCTCCATGCGTTGCAGCGTCATTTCTGAATGGTCAACGATCCACATAAACCGAGGCCAGTTGGCTAGGTAAATGGGAGAAGCGCCGACAGCGGGAGCATCCAAATAGGGATTGGCAATAACCGGCCACCCCATGATGTTTACAGCAGGGCCTTCGCCTTCTTCGCCGGTTTCAACAAGCGCGTAAGAATTGCCGCCGTGCGTGTATATCCTAAGCGTCTGGATCGCCGTGGGGTGCATCATCCACGCCGTTCCTGGCATCTTCCAAAACTGCCCAGGAAGAGCGTTAGCAACATCCACAAGGGTTTCCCACTCAATGCCGCCGCTATGCGTATAGCCGACCGTGTTAAGCGTATGAATGCCGTTTGTAATCGCGGTTCCTGAGCTGCCATAAGCCGCCGTAGAACCCGCTGTTCCCGCGTACATCTTAAGACCGCGCAAGCCGTTAGTTGCGCCTGTGCTTGTCGTTGTCGATCCTGCTTGGTCGTTATTGATCGCCATAGACGCGGCTTCGATCTGGCTAAATTCCATTGCAAGATCTTCGGCCAAAGCTGCATCTAGACCATTAATGTCATCCATTGCCGCTGCGCGGATAGGCATCTGAGCGCTAATAACGCGCATTGGAAGCTGCCAAATGCTCGTGGCAATGTTGGGAGATCCGCTGTTAGCGTTTACTGTGTAACCCCAAGGGTTTGTAGAGTTAGCCGCGTTACCGGTCTTAACAACAAACTGAATATCCGAATCCGAGGTCATCGTCTGGTTAGCGTAAACCCGGAAAGGGTTCCAATAGCGCAGACTTGCAAATACATCTTCGTTATAGACGCGGCCACCAACGCCGGAGCCCGAGCCCGTGAGGGCTGAGGCTTCAGCGAGGTTCACCGTGGCTTTGCCCTCGTGGAGAGCCTGCTTAAGCCCTTCTAAAATTACCTGTCTCATAGTCTCTCCATAGAGGGAGAGGGCTTTCGCCCTCTTAAATTAAGCCGCAGTTCCGGTCGAGCGATAACGTACGCCAGCGTTTGGATCGCGCACAGAAGTTGCTGCGCGAGTCTCGCCGTAGAACGTGATCGAGCCTGGGAGCGTCTGGTCATAACGACGCAGAACCATGCTTAGACGCATAACGATGGTATGAAACTGCTGGAAGTCAGCAAAGTACATTGGGTAGTAAGACGTCGTACCTGCCGCGCCGGTTGTGGGCTGAGAAGGATTGTCAACGTACTTGTTAACCACAACGTCAAAACCAAGCAGCTTACCAACGATGCCATCGTCACGGCTCAGACCGTCGATGTAGATTGGGCGCTTCTGATCATCAACCAAACCACGGATGCCCTGCAACAAGATTGGGTTAATCATGAAGCGAGCAGTCGGGGTCCAGTATTGCTGCGGCAAGCTGTAGATGAAGTTAACAACGTCTTTATAAACGATGTTATTTGCACCGACAGTGTTTGCGTTGGTGGTCAACTGGTCATAGGTTGCAAGGCTATGCAGACCGTTCGTGGTTGCGGTTCCCGAGGTTCCAAAAGCAGCCGTGGAAACTGTACCGCCCGTGTAGGTTGCATTTGCGCCCGCATACTGATCCAAACCGCGCAGACCATCAGCGCCGCCAGTTGATACCGAGGTTCCGGTTCCCGATTGATCGTTGTTCTGGATCATCGAGGTTGCCATTGCCTGCTGGAATTCCATTAGCATGTCGTCAACAACGTTGGGCTCAAGACCATCAATATCGTCGAGCGCAGCAGTACGGATTGGGAACTGTGCGTTCAAGTCTTTGAGGATCACCTGCCAAATCGACGTTGCTTCAGTCGTGGATGCGCCGTTATTTTGCACCGTATAACCCCACTGAGCGCCAGCGTTGCCGGTCTTTACGCGGAACTGATAAGCCGAACCGTCAGTTGCAACGATGCGGGAAAGATCCATCATCGGATTGCCAAGACGCTTAGCGGCAAACACGGGATCGTAAGCAGTACGGCCACCAACGTCATAGCCAGAACCGGTAAGCGCAGATGCTTCTTTAATGTACCCGTCGAATTGATCGACTGATTCAAAGATCTTTACTTCGCGTTCGACCTGATTGCCACCCTTCATGTACTCTTTGAGCACATCGCGGAAGCGACGGTTTGCCTCACCCCGAACCGTCTTGTGGATGGGACGAATGATTGATGGAGCGGCAATTTTTGCCTCAAGAGCGGCAAGTTTTTGCTCGGTCTCTGCTTTGACTGCTTGAACAGCTTCGGTAACTTGAGTCTTAACAGCCTCAGCGGTTTCAGCAAGTTTTGCAGCGTTAGATGCTTCGATTGCATCCAGTTTTTCAATGACTTTTTCAAGCATGATGATTTCCTTTATCGGGTTGCGATTGCCTTCAGCAGCTCGCGGTATTGGAGCGCTTCAAGCAGTTTCACCGCTGCGTCCGACTCACTCGGATTAGCGGGTTGAGAAGTTGTCACGGCAGCATCACGCTGCTCTATGATCGACTTCAACAAGCCGGATGCAGCGGCTGCATCCTTTCGAGAAAGCCCAGCATCACGCAGAGCTTTTTCAATCGTCCTGGGGTTTGGTTTATTACCCATCCAGTATTCAAGTCTTGAGATCTCGGCTTTAGGATTGTTGGGATTCATCACAATCGAAACCTCAGCCAATCCTCCCTTCATGATCTGAAAGAAGCTGTCAGGGTCGTCTGTAGGCTCGCCGTTCTCATCGACCATTTGATATTCGTCAGCGTACGCTCCGACAGAAACACCGCCGACCATGCGCGGCGATTCCTTCATGATCGTGTATAGATCTGATCCCGCCGTGGTATTCAGGAAAAGTTTTCCGGTTCCGGTCATGCCTTCGTCAGTAATATCAAACTTTGACCACTCGCCCACGGGCATCATGTCTGAGCTGTGCTGGAAGTACATAGGAAGCGGCCTGCCGGCTTCCATCCAGCCTTCATGCCACATCTCAAAAGCTGCCGGCGTATAAAAGAATCTGCGCCCGTCTGCGCCTTCTCTTGCGCCCCAGGTTGTCAGGGTTGCCTCGATCTCGCCGGTAGGTTCGCCGGTTGCCTCATCAGCCATACGGCCAAGCTCAACCTTTGCCTCGGTGAAGAATTGAATGTGCTTAGCCATGTATCGGTTCCTTTTCCTTCATTTTCCCATCTTCGGGTTTAGGCTTCGGCTTTCTCTTGTCGGCCTGTTCCTTTAACCGCTTCAAAACATCCTTAAGCATTACCAGCTCGACCGGTCTTGCCTACGACCTTAAGATTGCCGCCACCGCCAGTATCCTGCGGCGAAGAGCCGGGAATAGACTTATCAACGCCACCGGCAGCAAGCAAAGAATCACCATCATCCACGCTATCAAGCCCAAGATAGTCTCTAGCTTCGTTGGGCGTGAGAATGCCATTCTTAACCCCCGCCACAACATAGTTCATCTGATCAAGTGGAGCGCCCTTTAAGAAATCCTGAGTCTGAAACTGAACATACAGATTTGGATAGCCACCAAGAAGGCTTGTCTTTAGCTTCTGCTCGATGTTCGTGATGA